GAGTTCCTGGGCGGCGGGTCGCAGGCCACCGAGCCGCTCGACGTCTACGAGTCCCGGAGCGACTGGCAGACGGATCGCTATGCGACCGACGGCAACGGCCGGGAGCTGTACGCCAAGGACGAGAGCTACCGAAACAAGGTCGATGCCAAGCACCAGCGTTCCAAACGGGCTGGGAAGTGGTAAGTTGCGGGTGGATTTCTCCACCCTTGTAGCGATCTGGGCCAGCTGCGGCTGACAACCCTGAATCAGCGGGAGGCGATGGGTTCCGACGAACACATCCCGCTTTTTTTCAGCAATGTCTGCAGACGCGCTTGCGTTGGCCCGCTTAGGCCAAAACAAGGGCACGGGCTCCACCGACGCCCTGTTCTTGGATCTTGGAGCCGACGAGCTCCTCACTGCTTTCGACAAAAAAAAGATCTTCTCCTCCACCGTGAAGGAGGGCACCATCAAAGGTGGCCGCTCCAAGCGTTTCATCGTGACCGGTCGTCGAGCGGCGCGGTACCACACGCCTGGAACCATCATCGACGGCACGGGTAACAGCCCGTCCGACGTGTCGAGCCGAATCCTGTACCTCGATGGTCTGATGATCGCCGATGAGACGATCTATGACCTGGACGAGCTCCAGGAGGATCCGTCGACCCGGGCGGAAATCATGCACCAACTCGGGGAGGCGCTGGCCGACCAGCGCGAGGCCCGCATCGCCCGCGTCCTGTTTGCGGCTGGCAACACCAGCACGGAGCCGCTGTCCAAAGCGATCAACACCGGTCGAACCGGCGACAAGATCACCCTGACAGCTGGTTTCTCCACTGCCTCCAATAACAGCAAGGGCGACGAGCTGGCTGCAGCCATCAAGAGCCTGGCCATCTTGAAACGAAAAAAACACGTTCCGATGGGGAACATGGTTTGCGTCGTGACGCCGGACGCCGCCGGCTGGCTGGCCGATGGAACCAGGGTGATCAATACCGACTTCAACGGCGGGACTGGCGCCAATGGCACGGTCGCCGAAGGGTTCGCCGGCAAAATCTACGGAGTGCCCATTTACGAGAGCAACTTCGTCAACCAACCGGCTTACACGCTGCAAACCGGAGACAATGCCAACTCGGCGTATGCTCAAGACCTGAGCAAGTGCGTGGGGATTCTCTATCATCGTGACGCGATGGGGGTGCTGAACCTCCGGAAGCCGAAGCTCCAGATGACCGCATCCGACGGCGACTACAACGTCATGTACCAGAGCCAGCTGCTGGTTGCCTCCATGGCGATTGGCATGGGCGTCTTGGCTCCCGAATGCGCGGGGATCATCGTCACCCCCTAAGCTGGCAACGGGAATGGCATGTGGCACCGCCCCGGGTTCTGCCCGGGGTTTTTTGTGGCCAGCGGTAGCATTGGCCTGCACTGGTGCAGATGCCATGGGCCTGGCCAACGAATCGGTGACCCCGGGCCGGACGACGCTGCTGGAGGCCGTCAACACCTGCCTGTCCACGATCGGCGAGGCCCCCGTCAACACGCTCGACGGACAGCAGGTTGGCGAGGTATCGCAGGCCGAGCGCACCCTGCTGGAGACGCACAAGGCCGGCCAGGCCCAGGGCTGGAGCTGGAATCGGGAGAGGGGCGTGGTCTTCGTCAGGGACTCCAGCACCGATGAGTTCCTGATCCCAGACAACGTGGTGCAGTGGGCCCCGAGCCGGCTGGAATGGAATGGGCGGTTTGTCGCGCGCGGCGGCCGCGTTTATGACAACCAGGAGCGCAGCTTCGCCATCCCGATCGACGTCCCCTCCATCGAAGCGGACATCGTGAGCCTGCTGCCTTGGAGCCAGTGCGCCGAGGTTTTCAACCGATGGGTCACGATCCGAGCAGCGCGAGTGTTTGCCAACCGCGCCGTCGGGGACACGACGACGTTCCGACTCACCCAAGCCGACGAAGATCGCGCTTGGGCGGACCTGCTCCGGGTGGACACGGCGCAGAGCCAGCCAAACGCAGTCACCGGTGAGGCTGCGTTCTCGACCTTCAGGCCGTGGATGGGCCTGGGCCGGCGGCGGGCCACGAACTGGTTCTGACCATGCTGGCTTCGTACTCGATCCCGAACCTGATCCAGGGGGTTAGCCAGCAATCGGATGCCCAGCGGGATCCAAGCCAGGGCGAAATCCAGGTCAACGGCTTTTCCTCGCTGACCGATGGTCTCCGCAAGCGGGCCGGCACCAGTGTGGTGCGGCTGATCAGCTCAGCATCGCTGGGCGATGTGGCATTCCACTCGATCCTCCGCGATGCCGTCGAGCGGTATCTGGTGGTGATCTCCAAGACCGCCGTTCGGGTCTTTGATCTCGACGGCATCGAGAAGACGGTCAGCGCACCCTCCGGCTACGGCTACCTCTCCACGGTGGTTAGCTGCTCCACGGACGTGAGGGCCAGCACCATCGCCGACTTCACATTCATCAGCTCCGTGCGGAGAGTGCCGGCGATGACCGCGGCGGTGGCGCCGGCCACTGCCCGCCCTGCAGCGAACGAGGCGCTCTGTTGGGTTCGGGCCGCCAACTATGGCCAGACCTATCGGCTGTCGGTGAACGGCACGCTGGCCACCGTCACCACCCCAGTGCAGCCGGTGACCACCAGCGGCAGCACGGTGACTGAAAACCGGATCTCGTCGGAGGACATTGCTTCCCAGCTGAAAACAGGGCTATCGGGCGTTACGGGTGTAACGATTACCCGTGAAGGATCGGTTCTCCACCTGACGTCAGCAAGCGCGATCACGATCTCAGCGACTGATGCCCGCAGCAATGCCGACATCACAGCCATTACCGATCGAGTTCAAGTTTTCAACGAACTCCCGACCATCGCACCCCGCGGCTACACGGTGCAGGTCTCAGGTGATCCTTCAAACCAGTACGACGGCTATTACGTGGCTTTCTTGCCTCGCTCCAGCACAGCATCGATGGGAGAGGGGACGTGGGAGGAGTGCGTTGCGCCGGGAATGCCGTACAAGCTGGATGCAGCCACAATGCCGCAAGTCCTGGTTCGGCTCCCGGATGGCACGTTCTACTTTGGCCCCGCCAATGGCAGCACCCAGGGCGGCCTGAAGATGCCTGCATGGGGAGAGCGGACGGCTGGCGACTACAACACCGCTCCCGATCCAAGCTTCATCGGATCACCAATTCAGGACGTGTTCATCCATCGCAACCGGATGGGTGTCCTTTCGGACGAGAACAAGATTCTCAGTAGGTCGAAGGCATTTTTTGACTTTTTCCCGGAGACAGTCACTCAGGTGCTGGACACCGATCCGATTGACCTCACGGCGAGCTCAAACCGAATCAGTGTGCTGCGCCATGCGTTTTCAAACCAGGACGAACTCCTGCTGTTCAGTGAGCAACTTCAGTTTCGCGTCGCCAGCGGTGAAGCCTCGCTGACGCCACAGTCGGCCCAGGTGTCCGTCCTGACGGCTTACGAGGTGGACTGCTCGATACGACCTCTCCAGGTGGCAGGGGGAATTGTGTTTGGCCAGACATCCAACGGCTGGACGCAGTTTCGCGAGTTCTCGCTGAGAGGCGTTGGGACAGCTGTTGTTGGCATCGCGCCCAGCGTCACCGACCATGTCCCCACCTACATCCCCGCAGGCGTGCGCCAGCTGGCGGGGAACGACACTGCCGGCGTCTGGTTCGCCATTACAAAGGCAACCGAGGCCCAAGATCGGATCTACGTCTTCAAGTACGCGGACCGCTCCACGGGCACAACCCTGGAGCGCGTGCAGCGCAGCTGGTCCTACTGGCACCTGGCCGGGGCATCAAAAGTGCTTCAGATCCTGTGCCTCCTTGAAACCCTCTACCTCATCGTCGAGTACCCAGACGGGAGCGTGTGGCTGGAGAAGACGCCGGTGAGCGATCGGCTCACCACGGACGCGCTGACCACGCTGCTGCTCGATCGCCAGGTGACCACCACGACAGCGACGCCAGCGGCGGCGCGGGTGGCCAGCGGCACCTACAACGCGATCAGCAACACCACGACATGGACGCTGCCGTTTGCCGCAGCGGCAACCACGCAGGCGTGGAGCCTCTATGGGCCAACGCAGAGCGGAGGGAAGCTGCTCGGCACCATCAACAGCGGCAACACGATCACCACCAGGGGCAACTGGGCCGGCAAGGATGTTGCGTTTGGGGAGTTGATTGAGTTCCGATACCGGTTCAGCCGGTTCAAGCTCATGGAGCAGTCGGGCTCCGGGCGCGTCTCCAGCAACGTGGCTCGGACTCAGGTGCGCAGTGCCAAGCTCCGGTATCACGACACCGGCTACTTCCGGGTCTTGGTGACGCCCGAACGGCGCGAGACTGCCACCTACACGTGGGATGGGTGGCAGCTGGGGGTGCGGAACAGCCAGCTCGGCAGTCGGCTGGGGCAGGGCCTAGACATCGAGGATCGACAGTTCGCCGAAGGCGTGTTCAATATCCCGATCATGGCCCGGGGGGAGGGATGCGTGGTCGAGATTGTCAACGACACGCCCAGCCCCTGCATGTTCAGCAGCTGCGACTGGATGGCCCAAGTCACCAGCCGGGGGCAGAGATTGCAATGAGGTGGCAGAACGCCGCCAAATGGCGGGTCGATCATGTGGGCGCCTTCCTCCGACGGAGCGACGATCTGGAATGCCGATTTGCCTATGGCATCAGCGGCAACGAGGCGCTGGGAATCGCTGCGAAGGCATCTCAGACCGTCAACTGCATCTGCGCAGACGATGGAGAGCCGCTGGCCGTTGCTGGGGTGAACCGCTCGGTGATCTGGCTGCTGGGCACCGATGGGCTCACCGCCACGCCAGAGAGGCGCCTGGCCCTGGCGCTTGGGGGGCGACGCTGGGTTGACCAGTTGCTGTGGGACCGTCGGGGAACAGGTGCAGTGCTGGAGAACTGGGTCCTTGCGTCCAACGTAGAATCAATCCGTTGGCTGAGGGCAATGGGCTTCACGATTGCGGCGACACGGCCCATGGGTCCAAGCGCTCAGCTGTTCACCCACGCTTGGAGGGGGTGATGGTTATCGATCCAATCTCGGCCGGCATTGCGGCGATCTCGACAGGCCTCGGCTTGGCTGGAGGGGCCGCACAAAGTAACGCTAGGCAATACGACTACGAAAACAGCCGTGCATATCAGCGTGCAACAGCTCGCTTTAATCTATGGCAATCGGGGCTGAATGCCAGGTTGAGCAATGCGGCCTCACAGCAGCAGTATTGGCAGGACACGGTCAACCATAACCAATCTCTGGCCTATGTCTATCAGCTCCGCAACTTCGAGCTTGCGAGGGAAGCGCAGCAGGCCGATGTGGTTGGGCAGGCGCGGGCCGCCGCAGGCGCCGAGTTCATGGTCAACAGCGAAGCCATGGCGCAGCAATACCAAGAGGTTGGGATGCAGGAAGCCATCGCGCTTCAGCAGTATCAGTACAGAATGCTTCAGCAGTCAGCCGCCTATCAGGCGATGGCCGGCGACGGGAACACAGTTGACCGGTTCGTGAACGACTACGCCCGGCAGATGGGCGATTACCAGGCGCTGTCAGAGATCAATGAGGGATTGCGGTCAAGGCAGTATAAGAGAGAGCAGCTATCCAGCGTAGCCCGCTATCTGAACGCCTACAACAATCAGCAGTTTTATCAGAAGCAGCAGTATCAGGATCCGATTGCGCCATATCCAGCGCTGCCAGCGCTGCTGACGCCCGCGGCGCCATCGATGACAGGGGCCGCGCCGGCCGGTATTGGGTTGCTGGACATCGGCACCAGCTTGCTGGGCGGGGTGAACACCTACCTCGGCACAGCGTCAGCGATCAAGGGGCTCTAGCCAATGGCACGCCAACCCGATGGACAGATCCAGCCGGTCGCGAGGCCCGTCCAGGCCTTCATCGAGCCTGTGCGCGTCAGCATCGCCGAGCCAGCGCGGCCGGCGCAGCTGCCCGGCCTCGCTGCGCCGCAAATCGTGCAGCAGGGCGGAATGCCCAGTGTGCAGGGGGAGAACCCTTTCGAGAGGCTGGCAGGAAGCCTGGCGGCATTCAACCAACAGTTGACGCCTGCGCTGCAGGCGGCCGGCGTGGCGTTCGTCGATCAGCAGATCAAGCAAGGGGAGGCCAGGGCCAGGGCCGCTGCACTGCAGGGCCTGGCGCAGAACGACGCCAGCATGGAGACGGCTGAGCAAGCCCGCGCCAAGGCGAACCGTGCATTGGCCCGGCGGGACCCCGCAGCCGCTGGCATCATGGCGCTGCTCAACCCCTACGCACAGGTCGGCTACGAGCGTGGTCTGGCCAGGCTGGCGGGGGCAGAGGCCGCCACGGGGCTGCCGGCCTACATCAAGGAGCGAGGCCAGCAGATCGATTACCTGGCGCCAGACCAAGGCCAGGGATCAGCAAGGCGACTCGCGAACGAATACGCATCGCAGTTGATGCAGCGCTATGGGCTGAGCGCTGACAACCCGGCGACCCAACGGTTTGTGATTCCTGAAATCGAAAAGGCCAGGGAAAAAGTTGGGCTTGAGATTCTCGAAGATCGCCAAAAATACCTCACCAACCAGAGGATAGATTCTACCGCCGGCCTGATACGCAACTTCTATGCTGGATCAATGAAGATGGGCATCGTTGAATATCGCGGCCAGTCTTATAACCTGAAAGACCCGATTCCGGAAAGGAGGCAGATCGCTCTGCAAGCGCTTCGCGGGCGTCTACAAGAGTAT